AAAACTATACCGTAAAGCCCAAGTCTAATAATTAGTTCTAACGTTTCATCATAACGGCGTTGCTGCGCTGACCGTTTTTGGTAATCATCGCGCATCTGATCTTCATATTCATCGTTCATTTTATCCCTCACTTCCTAAAAGGATAGAACTTAACGTCCACGTACACGGCTAACGTTTGATCTTTTGGGTCTAATCCAAATGCCATAGCCTGATAACGCGCACCCATATCGACAACAATTTTCCGATCAGGATGGAACTCAAACCCCGCGCCGATCTTCGCTCGCGGCTCCATGTGCATTTCATTTACGTAACCATCTGATGGATCACGCGCCCATTCAAATGATCCACCGCTCTCAAGAAAGAACGCAGTCAATAGTGATTCAAACATTGTTACTACTCCTCTCCATCAGATGAACTATTCTCCCCCCGCGCACGGATGGCTTGCGCTAGTACCGAATTTGCAACGTCACTAATTGTCCATACCGTTTGAGCACGACCAGACGGCCCGGGCATGGTGTACCCAGACGGCTTGATGTAACCCCAATTCTTCAAATCAGATAACCGTTTCCAAACCTGTTGAGTCGGCAAACGGGTTCGTTCTGCTAACGTCGTTTGAGTACCCGGGCCGTTCTGAACAATTTCTTTGAAAATCCGAGCCGCAATCGCTTTGGCATCCTCCTTCATGCTGATTGCGGCTAGATGCGACGTATTCAGATCATTAGAACGCGCATGATGTTCTGCAAACCAATCTTCCATCAGAAAAGGGGTGCTTGATTGCACCCCAGACTCAGGCAAAAGAATTGGTTTCATTAGCGCATCCTTTTGTAGATTTCGCGCACCAATCGAATGTCTTCTTTGCAATGCGTTACCACATCCTTGATGCGACCCTCTTGCAAAGCTTGGTGAACGTCTGCACCACCGTTCTCTAGCGGATCGTTGCGTTCCAGTCCAAACGCCAATTCCAGATCACGTTGCTTGACTCGGTTCCCGAATCCAGCCCATTCCGTCATGGTGTCATAGCGAAACGGCCCACGGGGATAGCGGTCAAGCGGGAGCACGAACGGCAATTTGATGCCCAGAATCTTGCATCGCTGCCAGATGTAGCGCAGATCAAAACCGTCAATGTTGTGACCGATCCACGTGGCTGAATCGTAGAACGCTTCAGACATAAGGTTTTTGATGTCTGAGTTTGCGGTTTCAATGTCGTTGTTGAGCATCGTTGCAAACGTGGAGATCAATTCTGGCTCTGCCCCGGTGATCACATGGGGTTCCAGATCGTCAACCGCATAGCCGATTGCAATGATGGAGCCGTGAAGAGCAGTCAAAGCGGTGCGGCTGATGGCTTCCGTCTTGGCGGCTTCACCCTGAGTCGCCCACCACTCCTTGATGGATTCCTCCTTTTTGTAGTTGGCTGGCGGTCGAATGTCAGCGGTCACCCGGGCAATAACGTCTTCCCGGGTGGTGGCGGCGGTTTCAATGTCAATGTAGATGCGTGTCATGGTGATTCTCAGAATGGGATGTCGTCGTTGAAATCAGCGGCTGAAGCATTTGGATTGGTGTCGGTGGACGCCAAACGCTCAATGATTTTGGTACGCAACCATTGTGGAATTTGAGCGTAAACCTCATCAGACCAGTCATCAATGCTAAAGACGAAGGGCTTTTGCTCAAGCGTTGCTGACCGAGCACGGTCACGCTGGTCTTTGCTGATGCTCATCACGCCCTTCACATTGGCGTAAACCTTGCCGCCAGATTCAGAGTGAACGACCATCAACTGGCAAGCCTTGCCCACCAGATTGGCAATATCAAAGCCTTCTAGTTCTTGCGGGGTGAAAGCCTTGCCACGCCAGTTTTCCAGATCAGCCCGGAGAGCCGCCTTTTCAGACAATGAAAGCGTGTACATTCGACCAATGCTCATTGGCCCTTCAACGCGCACACCGTCTTTGGTGTAGTCAATGCGTTCGTCAGGAACCTCCCAACGGAGGTAGACCTTGTGCTGCGGTCGTGCGCCTTGGAACCCGGGTTGAAGCCCAAGGTCAATGACGGCATTGCACAATGCAAAGTGTGCGCCTTGGGGCAGATTTTTGAATTCCGGGGTTGCGGAATTTTTCGCAATGATTTTCATCAGATATCCTTTAGGTCTACGTTCACAAGAGTCTTGGGAAGCCCCTTGCGGGACTTGGTAAGGGCATTCCAGCAGCTTTCAATCACGGCGATGATCAGGAAGATCACCGACAGAAACGTCAGCCATATGGACAGACAAAGCACGTTGGACAGGGTTACATCATCCATTGGTGTGATCCTTTGCCAACTCAAGGTTGACCCGAGCAAGCACGGACAATTTTTGAATGCGGCTCACTTTGTCACGGGCGTTTTTCAGCGCGACCTCAATTTGCCACAAATCCCATTCCATCTGCTGGAGCGGGTCAAGACGCTTATCTGAGTGATAAGCGTCATGAGCGTCCATGTTGGAATCGTCAGGGTGCTCCATGACGAAATCTTTCATGCGACCCATTAGATTTGCCCCTTCAGTTCGGCCAATTGCTTTTCCAACTTGGCAACCTGATCACGCTTGGCACAACCGCAATCGTGCTGAACCTCATCGTCGTTGCGAGGCTGAAACTCCACTTCCACCCATTCGCTAATGCGAACGTACTCAGGCATAGATGGTTCACGATCCCAAACAGCGGAAAAAATAAGATCATGGTTGCTATTAAAAAAGCCAAAAACGGCCACGGTGCGTTTCATGCGTTGTCTCCCTTTGCAGATTTGTTCAGTTCACGTTCAAACTGGGTCAATTCACGCTTGGCCCACTCAACATCCGATGTGTTGGTGCTGTTGTTGATCACGACCTTGAGAAGGTAGATGTATCCCGTCGTGGACGGAGTCAGATCAATGGTTTTGACGTTGGTGTCGCTCACAGCGCACCTCCCGTAGCCGTTGCCTTGGGAGCGGTCGCATCCATGTAAACCTTGAACGCTTCTTCAAACGTCATTTCGTTTAGCACGGCATGACCGTTGTTGTATGCGAGACCAATGTGATACGCCAATTCGTTTGGCGTTTTGGCTTTGCGGTATTCCATCAATTTGCCATTTTTGATGAAAAGGCAACGGCTTTTAAGAAGGCGAATCAAATCTTTGCGGTTTTGGTAATCAGTCAAAACTTCATTAATAAGCAAATCAGGGCTGATTTCCAAATTCATGCCGTAGTGATGAACCTTGGGCAAGGTCAAGCCATAAGCCTTGAGTTCTGCATAAAGCGAACGATCAGAATAATTGTTGGGGCCACCATAGCCCTGATTATTAACCGTTCCACGTTTTACTCCATTGATGTAAACCGTGGCTTGGAAGCAAATGGTTTCTTCAGAAGCAAACTGAGAAATTTTGATGTTCTTGAGTTCAATTTTCATGGTGATTCTCTTTGGTTCGTTCCGGTCATTAGCGACCGTGGACATATCTTAGGACGCAATGCCCTGCCAATGCAATACCCTGATCAAACTTTTTTTGCCATTGACGGGGAGGACGTAATGCCCTAGTGTCACTAGATTACATGGAGGGCATATGCCAAAAAACGATGATGATCGAAGGGAATACTGGAAACGGTATCACCAACAGAACCGGGAAAGACGGACTGAGCAAATGCGGCTCAGATACCGTATGAACGGTGGCCACAAAGGTGTTTTGTTGCGGCAAGCACTAAGGGAATTGTCATGCGATATTTAAGCGTGTGTTCGGGCATTGAAGCCGCTACGGTGGCATGGCATGGACTTGGTTGGACGCCCGTGGCCTTTAGCGAGATTGATAAATTCCCGTCAGCCGTCTTAGCGCATCACTACCCCAACGTCCCCAACTGGGGCGACATGACCAAGTTCAAGGAATGGCCTGATGAATCAATTGACGTTCTTGTGGGAGGAACCCCCTGTCAGTCCTTCTCAGTCGCAGGACTTAGAAAAGGACTGGCAGATCCGCGTGGCAACCTCATGCTTACCTACCTTGCAATTGCTGACAAGTATCGGCCCGAGTGGTTGGTTTGGGAGAACGTCCCCGGTGTCTTGTCGTCCAACGGAGGAAGGGACTTTGGAGCCTTGCTTGGAGGGCTGGCAGAACTCGGGTATGGGTTCGCCTACAGAATTCTTAACGCTCAATTCTTTGGAGTCGCCCAACGTCGTAGAAGAGTGTTCCTTGTCGCAAACGCTAGAAGTTGGCAACGTGCCGCAGCGGTTTTATTTGAGCGCGAAAGCCTGTGCGGGAATCCTCCGCCGCGCAGATCAACGGGGCAAGCAACTCCCTGCCTATCTGCAAGCGGCTCTGGAGTCAGTCGCACGGGATTCAATTCAGAAGAACAATGGTTTATTCCAGAAATCGCAGGATGTTTAAACTCAGCAAGTGGCCATGCTGTTCCGGGTAATAGTTTGCAAGACGTTGACCAAGGGTATTTGGTTCCAACGGCTTTTGATGCATACAATCAAACAACAAATAGCGACACGTATCACACTCTTACAGAGAAAGGCAACGGCGCAAGGAAAGATGCTGTTTTAGTTCCGATCTCATTTCCTTGGCAGATGGGCGGCACGATTCAAATGCCAGTAGATGAAGGGATCACGGGAGCTTTGATCAAAAATCAAACGTATGCCGTGGCATTTGCCAAAGTTCATACAATAGCGTTTGCTCAAAATCAACGCGATGAAATACGGACAATGAATGTTGTTGGTGCCTTGGCGGCTGAATCTGGAATGAAACAACAAACTTACGTGGCGCAGCCCGTGCCTTATGACTTTTACCAAATCACCGCGCCGGTCAATCGACAGAACCGTGAACCGGGTGATCCGTGTCACACGTTGGCGCGTGATAATGCTGCCCACGCGACGATTGTGCAGCCGATGCAAGTGCGTCGCCTGACTCCGCGAGAGTGTGAGCGGTTGCAAGGCTTTCCAGATGACTACACCCTGATCCCATACCGCAATAAACCAGCGGCAGATGGGCCAAGATACAAAGCCTTGGGTAATTCAATGGCCGTTCCAGTCATGGCATGGATTGGAAAACGCATCCAGATGGTCAGCGAAATTGGTCAGGACAATGTATCCTGATAACATAAAATTGGAGTCTGAAGTGGTAAACAAAACGGTCAAAAAGACCAGAGCAGACGCAGATCATTTGCGTCAAATTTTGGCTGAGATAGGCATGACACAAAAAGGGTTTGCCGACCAATTAGGCGTAGATGAGCGCACAGTCAGGCGATATGTCAGCGGATCGTATCCAGTCCCAAAGTACGTGTTGCTAGCCGCACAAGCGGTGCAGGGGAGCGCATGAGCATCCGAATGATGTCTGAGGTTTGGGATCTGGCAAACCTTGAACCGTCCGAAAAGTTGGTGTTCTTGAGTTTGGCAGACAATGCCAATGATGGCGGGGTGTGCTGGCCGTCTATTGCCAACATGGTGCGGAAGACTGGGTTGTCAGAAAGCACGGTGCAACGGGTCATTGGGCGGTTGGTGGATCGTGGCTTGTTGAGGCGGCAGGAACGTCCGGGAAGGAGCACGGTTTATACCCTTCACCCCCTTCATGGTGACACCCCTGTCATGGTGACACCCCCCTCACCACGACACCCCACCCCCGTCACCATGACACCCCACCCCCCTCATGGTGACACCCAGAACCATCATAGAACCATCAATGAACCGTCATTTGTTCCCGACACGCCTTTGGCGGTCGATGCCACCCCGAAAAAGAGGGTTGGGCAAAAGCAGAAGGAGAGTCTGCCGTTCACCGATCTGCCAGACCAATGGCGGCAGTTTGTGGAAGGCACGTTGGCTGATGCTGACTCGGACGAAATGTTTTGCGACTTCCGCGACCATCACCTCAAGGTAGGGTCACGGTTTTTGGATTGGGGCGCGGCTTGGCGCACTTGGGTTAGAAACGCAGTTAAGGGGATGAACTATGTCAGACGAGCAAGACTGGAACGGGTGGAAAACAACGAACCGATCATCTCAGCCGCCGAGTGGGCAAAACGGAGAGCCGAAAAAGCGAAAGTCGGTTGAGGTTGCGGTTGACGCTCTCAAGCCGCTGACCCCGGCATGGCACTCTGTCCGTGAAGAGGTCATGCGGGGCATTGCCGCGAACCAAAGGCGTCGGCGGGTGATGTGGTCGCAGGATCAGCGTGAGGCGTCTCAGGCGGCTGAGAACCTGATCCTGAGTGACCCATCCCTGCCGGGTCACGACGCCTTGGAAGAGGCTTACGTGCGGTCTGGGGCGGTGCGACTGGCCCGGGCAATGAACAAAAGCGTGGAAACGCTAATGGCGCATTGGCGGTTGACCAAATGATCCTCGGGATTGATCCGGGATTGTCGGGTGGGTGGGCATTGCTGAATAGCGATGGGGTTTTTTTTGCCGCTGACGATTTGCCCATCGTTAGAGACGGCAAAACTGCTTGGGTGGATGCCCCTGAGTTGGCTCAACAAATCAAAAATGCAACGGGCGGGAATAGGTCGTTATGGGCTTGCGGAATCACAGCGTTTGTGGAACGGGTGCATTCAATGCCAAAACAGGGCGTATCAAGCAGTTTTACGTTTGGCACGGGCTTTGGGTCGGTGTTGGCGACCGTCCAAATGCTTCCAGCGTCTCTTGAATTGGTGACTCCTGCCGTTTGGAAACGTGATTTAGGTTTGAGTAAAGACAAAAATGCTAGTCTGGACAAGGCGCGGTTACTTTATCCGCAAGCCAATCTCAAGCGGTCACGAGATGACGGTCGGGCAGAAGCTTTGTTGATTGCGCGTTGGGGGTATTGGAAACACTTTAACGGGAGACCGTAGTGAGTGACGAACCCTCAAAACGATCCCTAAACCACATGGCTCCAGACGTAAAACTGGTTCACATCCGTCTGGAGGTTTGGGGCCGTTGGGCAAAAGATCGTGCTCCGGGCGATTGGCCAGAACGCACGATTCTTGCCCGTTTGATGGAAGAAGGGCCGGGAGCGGGGCAAATAACAAGCAAAGTCGTTGAAATTCCAGAAGGAATTGCCGAAACGGATTGGGCGGTTGCCCACCTCAAAAACCCGGAACGACTGGTGATCAAGACGTTTTACACCCAATGGTCACCCGTAGAAGTGATGTGCCGAAAGACTCGACTCCGACCGCGCCAATTCAAAGCCGTTTTGCAACGGGCAAGATGGCAATTGGTTGGGTGGTTCAGTCATCCGTAAAAAACATTTGTAAACGTCTTCAAATCGGTCTAAAAACTGACCATCAGCCATAACCTCAACTCAGGACAATCAAAATGGCCGTTGACAAGCATCCAAGCCGACACCCATCGCCTCCGCGCCAGCCGCCACGCACGACGACCACAGAGGGAACGGATAACGTCCTGACGGGTACTCATGCGTCGGGCCAGCATGGCGTTCACTACGGGTTTCGGCACGAAGTGAAAGTTGCCGCCCCGCACAAAAGCGAGATGGCGCATCATTTCCACGATCACCACTCTGGTCATGCCAAGCAGCCGGATAAGGAAGCTTCGAATGAGCCGCCTACCCACCATGTGGGCAAGGTTGGCCGTCCGGGCATTGAAAAGCACAACGACGAACCGGGCTGAATCATGTCGCGGCGCAACCGAGGCGAAGAACACGGGATGAAGCGATATGCCCGTGGCTTGATCGCGGAAGAAGAGCGATTGAAGCACAATCCTGAGCATCATCAACGGGTTGCGGAAAGCAATGCTGAATTTGAGCGCATGAAAGCCCACCGCGAACGCGCCAAAGCCGAGGCGCACCGTTTGGCAAAAGCAGCGGGTGGCACGTATTACGAAAACGGAATGCCCCCACCCGTTGGCGGTCGGCAATTGCAAGTTGCGAATCCAAACGAAAGCGGCATGGCACATCATTTTGAGGATGCAGAGTGAAACACGAAGCCAAGAAAGGTTATGCCGAAATGATGAAGCACGAAGCCAAAGAGGATCGTGCCGTAGAACACGCTGAAGCCGCTCTGGAAGCCATTGAAGAAGGCAACATTGAGCACGGCAAGCACATCAGCAAGATGGCGCACGAAGCCAGCAAACACGCTGAGAAGGCTGAGACCCACCATGAAGGTCACGCAGCCCATAAGGCCGCGCACATGATGCACCGCCACGCTCGGGACTACCACGCTGACAAGCATGAACAGTACGAAGTGAGCCACCATCACGAAATGGCGATGAGGGCGCACAAGCGGGAGTGCGGGGAATGACATTTATTTCGGCGGCGGCGGTTGCAAAGCCCCCGGTGATGAATGCGGGGATGAACCCGGGCAATGAGTCAATTGGTCGCCCAATGGAGGCTGGCAAGCCCACGGGAGCACCAGAACCGCCCAAAGCAGAACCCGGGATGGGAAAGCCCGTCAACGCTTACGGAGGCGTGGCAGGGGCAAACCCAGTCGCGGGTTACCGTCGTTTTGATGTGGACGGTGGTGAAGGCTCCATGCGCCACCACTTTGACGGAATGAGGGCAAAAGAGTAATGCCAAAGCCGCGCAAGGGCGAAAAGGAAAGCAAGTACGTCAGCCGATTTATGGCATCTGACGAGGCTGAAGAGTCATTTCCTGACCCCAAGCAACGGGCGGCAGTCGCCTACTCTATGTACGAACAGCCCAAAGAGCGGGTGGAGAAGCGTATCAAGATGAGGTACGGGCGTGAGCGTTGATCTCCCGATACGCCACGAAGGCGTAGATATGCGGGATGCCAAACGCACCGACTGGGTGGAAGGCACCCTGCGGATGACGGGCGACCGCATTCTGGTCAAGCCGCTAGACCTCAAGCTCTCCAACGTCATTATTGCCAATTGGACGGGTAAGACCGTGCGCGGTGAGGTGGTTGCAGTCGGCCCGGGTGAATACCCCAACCGATACAACGCCGAGCGTTCCAAGGTTTGGAAAAGCAAAGTATTCAGACCCACCGAGGTTCGCGTCGGCGACTTGGTGGAATTGGGTGGGCTTGATATCGGTGGGTACGCCTTCCCACGCATCGTTTTGAACGGTGTCGAGCACTTGATAGCGAGTGAGAAAGATGTCTGCGGTTATGAACGACTGGGAGAGTCTGCAGCCTGATTCAACAG